CATATTGTGTAAGGAAGACGGGCCGAAAATCATTAACCGGTGCATTTCATTCATTAACCGGTGCATTTCATTCATTGACCGGTGCATTTCATTCATTACCCGGTGCAAATTTTCCGCAGCTTCAACGGCTGGAAGCCTTGAAATATAAGGGTTATAGGCCCGCCGGAACTTTCGGGATTTTGTCCTAATAGTATTTAATAGTATTAACTATTATTAAGAACGCAACCCCGCCCGCATTACGGCGGCGGGGTTTGCTATAATAGACCGCCTGGAAAAGGAAGCCGCCGCGGATGCCCGGAAGCTGGGGCCGGGCCGGAAATTTCCTTTTATCGGCACAAAAACAACACTTAAAAGGGGGGCCGGGCGCAATGGTAAGGTTTGAATATACCTTTCCCCGGCGGCGCAAAAATAGGGCGGATGCTAACCACCACGAAAGCACCCGCCCAGGGGCTTTAATTACCAGCGAAGTATTAAAGCCCTTCCATGATACCAGAAAAGGAAAGGAAGGTAAAGACGAATGAACCGGGAACAGATACGGAACCAGATTAACGGAAGACCTTTAACGGATTTTGTGGCCCTGGAACGCCCGCGGGGCGCGGCGCGTGATATGTACGTTTGCCCCGTTTGCCGGGCCGGATCGGGGAACAACGGCAACAAAACGGCGGGCCTTAAACTGTACAGGGATACAAACCGGGTTATATGTTTCCCTGGGCATTGCTTCACGGATAAGGGCGAAGACACAACCGGCGCATTGCGTATTATTTGGGAATGTGACGAAACGGAAGTATTCCGCCGGGCCGGGTATTCCCTGGACGATTCCGCGGAACCCCAGCCGAAACACAAAGAACATACAGAACACAAAGAACAGCAGGAACACAAGCCCGCGGCGGATTATACCGCCTTTTACCAGGAAGCGCATGAAGCATTATTGAACAGCCCGGAAGCCCTGGAATACCTTCACGGGCGCGGGATAACGGACGATTCTATAAAACGGTTCAATCTGGGGTATTCCGCCGCCTGGAAGCATAGCGCAACCCTTGAAAACGAAAAGAAGTATAATAAGACCTTCCCCGGAACGAAGCGGATTATCATTCCGCGGACGAAGCGCACGTATACCGCCCGCCGGATCGACAAGCCCCAGAACGCAACGGAAGCGAATTACATAAAACAGATACAGGGAACACAAAAAGACCTTTTCAACCTGGAAGCCCTGGAAGCTGGGGAAACACCCTTCGTTGTGGAAGGCGAACTTGACGCGATTTCACTATTACAGGCCGGGGCGGCTTCCGTTGTCGGGATCGGAAGCACCGTAAACGCCGCGGAAGGCGGGCCGTTGCTGGAAGCAATGAAGAAGCACCCGGAAAAAGTGTATATTATCGCCCTGGACAATGACCCGCCGAAAGAAGACGGGACGAAGCCCGGCGAAGAAGCACAAAAGGAACTTGTCCATGCGATGCAAAAGGCGGGCTTGTATGCAATGCCAATTGACCCGGATATTATGTATTTGGACGCGAAGGACGGAAACGAAGCCTTCTTGAAGCACCCGGACGAACTGAAAGCATTGATTGCCGCGTTTGAGTCTTCCGCCCAGGAAATAAAGGGAATATACGAAGAAGAACGGCGGGAAGAACTGGAAAAGCGAACCGGAACCGGAATGACCGATATTTTCTTACAGACGATTAAAAGCCGCGATTTTGAACCGATTCCCACGGGAATAAAGGATATTGACCGGGCAACGGCTGGGGGATTCACGCGGAAAACGCTTGTTCTTATATCGGGCGCGCCGGGCCTGGGGAAAACAGCCCTTGCCCAGGCGATAACGGAAAATATAGCCCAGGCGGGGCGGGATGTTTTGTTTATTAACCTGGAAATGGATCGGAACCAGCTTTTAGCGCGTTCGTTTGCGCGGATCGCCTGGACGGAAGCCCGCGGGGACTTAAGCCCGCTGGAAGTATTGCGCGGGTATTCCTGGACGGAAGAACAGGAAGCGCACGTAATGAACGCGAAGCGCGTTTATGATAGGGATATTGCCCCCAGATTTGTATATAACCCGGACGGGGTAACGAATGATATAAATTCTATCTTCCAGGCAATGGAAGCGGAAACAACGCGAATTAAGGCCCAGGGAAGGCCGGAACCGATTATTTGCATTGATTACCTTCAATTGATAGATTCCGGGGCCGGGGATGCGGTTCAAGGGCTTAAGGAAACAATATACCGGCTTAAGGCGTTCGCGAAGGAACACAATACCGTTGTTATTGCGATTTCCGCAACGAATAGGGCGGCGAACAAGGCCGGAACGGTTGACCTTGAAAGCGGGCGCGATACTTCCGCGGTTGAATATTCTGGGGATATGATGTTAGGTTTATCTTATGCGGCGATTGAAGACCGCCGAAAGGTAACGTATGAATTTACAGACGAAGACGGGATAAGGAAGCCCGAAACAAAAGAATGTGACCTTGAATTTATGCGCCGGATTCGCCGGGAAGCTTACGACCGCGGCGAAAACCCGCCCGCGGTTTGTAATGAAGTATCCTTGAAGGTATTAAAGAACAGATTCGGGGAACCGGAACGGCGGGCGAAACTGATTTTTGACGGAAGACACAACCTTTTCACAATGGCGGCGCACGGATTCCAGGAAGCCCAGGAATACCGCGGGAAGGATTGGCCTACAATTACCAGGCCGGGAAGCGAACAGAACGGATATTGAAAAGAAGAAGTTTAAGGAATACCAGGAAGCCCAGGAAGCGGGCTTCCTTCTTTTATGCGGAATTATTCGGGCCGGAAGCTGGAAGGCCCAGAACGAGCGAAATTGAGCGAAAAACAGCGATTCCGCCCCAGGGGGAACGATGCTTCCGGGGGCCTGGGCTTCCTTCTTTTCGGGTTTTTGCGGCTTTTTGCGGGTTTTGGGCGGGGGCCTGGAACGGATCGCCCCAGCGGATGCCGGAAACGGGCTTCCCTTCCCCGCCTTTCCCAATGTTAAGGTTTGTAAGTACCTTCCCATTGACACAAGAAACACAAAGAAAATAAGAAATTATCAAAAAATAAAAACATTCCCGAAAATGTCAAATTTTCGTTGTGTTCGTTGTGTTTATTATGTTTCAAATGTATAATAAACATGAAATAATTCACGCCCAGGAAGGAAGGGGGAAGCACGATTGAACGGGATTTTAGAAGATTACGGGCGGGAACTGTTAGCGGCGAACCCCAGCGATTGCAGGAAGCTTATAGACGTATTAACGGAAGCAACCGAAAAGGAAGGGAAGCTTACTTCCCTTTCCTGGATCGCCGGACAAGTACGGGAAACCCTTCTTGTATTCGGAATTATGAAGGCCGACCCATTCAAGGGGGAACCGCAAAGGGGGGAATATTCAAGAATGTTTCTTAACATGAAGACGAAGAAGAAGCCCGGCGGCGGGAAAGTATACGTTCTTACTGGGAAGGACGGACGGGACGAAATAGCCGCGTTTGACGAACTGTTAAAAGCCGCCCTTGTGGCCCGTTACCTTTCCGGCGGCGGAATGGATAAGGCCGATATGGCGGGCGCGATTGCGGCAATAGAACAGTTTGACGAAGCGGAAGGGCGGGCGGAATAAATGGGAATGGATATTGAAACCCTAACCGGGCTGGGGATTCCCCAGGAAGCCGCGGAAAAGATAATAGCGAAGCACGAAGAAACGGTAAGGGAACTTCAAAAGGAAATAGACCGAACCAGGGAAGAAGCGGAAGCGGCGCGGATCGGGGCGGAACAGGCCGCGAAGCTGGGGGAAGCATTGAAGGCCTGCACGGATTGGGAAGCAAAATACTGGGCCGAAAAGGCCGCGTTTGACGCATTGAAGGCGGAACAGGCCGCGAAGGCGGAAGAAGACCGAAAGAAGCGTGAATACCGGGCCTTGTTGCTGGAAGAAGGAATAAAGCCGATTGTTGCGGATTCCATTTTACAGGTTACGGACGTTTCGAAATATCGGTTTGACGATGCCGGGCGGCTGGAAAACCCGGAAGCGGTAAGGGCGGATATTTCCAGGGAATGGGCCGCATTTAAGCCGCCCCGCCGCGGATAAGGAAGGGGATACAATGGGCGGACTTAAAGCGCAACGGAAGGGAAAGGAAGGCGAACTTGAACTTACCGGGATTTTGCGGAATTATGGTTTTGACGTTCGCCGCGGGGCTTCCAGGAATTACGGAACGGAACCGGATATTTCCGGGTTACCAGGTATTCACATTGAAGTTAAGCGACAAGAAAAATTGAACCTTTCCGCCGCCCTGGAACAATCAAAACGGGATGCCCAGCGATTCCGGGACGGATTGCCCATTGTGGCGCACAGGGGCAACGGGCAGGAATGGCGCGTAACCATGTTTTTCAAAGATTGGATAAGAATTTACAGAAAGGCGGTTGAAGATTATGGGAAAAAAGAAGTATAGCGAACTTTCGCCGGAAGCGAAGGAAGCGCGGAAAAAGTATCACAGGGAATGGGCCGCGAAGAACCCGGAAAAGGTAAAGGAAGCAAACCGCCGATTCTGGGAAAAGAAGGCCCAGGAAGCCCAGAAAGAAGGGGCGTAAATGCACGTTGTGAAGTCAAAAAAGCGGCTTACAGACGAAACGATTATAACCGCCCTTGTGGAAGCTGGAAGCATTAAGGAAGCCGCCGGAAAGCTTCATTGCACCCCGCGGACGATATACGAACGCATGAAAAAACCAGCCTTCCGGGAACTGTATAACCAGGCGAAGGGGGAACTTATGAAAACGGCGGCGGCGAAGCTTCAAGGGAACCTTACCGGGGCAATTGATACGCTTGTTTCAATAATGACCGATAATGAAACCGCGGCACAAACGCGGGCAAATTGCGCCGTTTCCATTCTTCAATATGGGGCACGATTCGCGGAAGCAACGGACATTATAGAACGCCTGGAAGCCCTGGAAGCCGCCCAGGCGATTACAGACGAAGCGATTATATGAAAGGGGATACCATGAAACACAGTTATTTCAACGTTTGCGAATATTGCGGCGCGAACCTTGACCCCGGCGAAAAGTGCGATTGCCGGGGCGAAGATCGGACGGAAAAGCCGCCTTCCTTCTTCCAGGCCGGGCCGGATCGGGAACAGGCCCAGGCGAAGGAACCAGGGGCGGCGGCTTGAAGGATAAATAAAGAAAGGAACGTGAACAGCATGGAAGGAAGAACCTTTGATTTTGAAGTAACGGCGCACATTGCGACATTGAGCGAGAACAAGCGCGGCGGAAGCCTGGAATTGAATAAAACCAGATTCCCCGGCAAGCCCGAAAGGTATGATTTGCGCCGTTGGTACCAGGACGAAAACGGCGTGAAACAGATGGGGAAGGGCGTTACCTTTTCCGACCTGGAATTTGAAGAACTGAAAGCGGTTTTGATGGACAATTGACGAAAGGGGCGGCGAATGTGGCAACCAGCGATATTAAGCGGCGCATTGCGAAGGCGGAACAGGGAACCGCCGGGAAGGGAACAGACCTTCATATTTTGGGATTGATTAAGGCGGGCGCGTATTATGACGAACTCACGGACGAAGAAAAGGAACAATACGCCCAGCATTGGAAAACAGACCGGGAAACGCTGGAAATGGTTCACGGCGCGTTATTGAATGACGGTTCCTTACATTTCCGGCTTGAACGGCTTATTCCGCCCAGAACGCGGAAGGAATACGAAGACCGATTGAAGGAAGTACGAGGAATTATGGACGAAATAGCCGCGGAATACAACAGCCCGGAACAGCGGGAAAAGCGGCGGCGGGAATATGAAGAACAGACGGGGAACAAGGCCCCGGAATGGATGTAAAAGAAAGGGGATTTTGAACCATGAAGAACACTCTTAACCTTTTCGCAAAGGCGAAGGAATACCAGGACAAGCGGAAGGAAATTGTAGACAATTACGAAGCCCGATTGAAGGCCCTGGAAAAGATGCGCGGAAGCGAATATTTCAAGGAAGAAACGGAAAAGGCCGCAAAGGATCGGGATACCGCCCTTTCTTCCTTGAAGGACGAATACCGCGGCGGATTCGGTGCAATTTTGCATGAGATGAAGGCCGTTTCCAGCCGCCGGGCAACGGAAGCGCCCACGGCGGAAGAATTGCGGATTGTCCAGGCCCTTAAATTGCGGGATTTTGATTCTATGCGGAATATGAATAAAAACGCCGTAGCGGAAGAATTAAACCAGATCGCCCACGCCGTAAAGGGTAACGCCCTTTGTCTTTCCATTGTCCAGGATACGGCGCGGAAATATGGGATTCTGGGGGATTATATGGGAATGTATACCGGGAGCAATATGCCCGCGGCTTCCGTTTATGGTTGTATCGATTTGATGGGTTCTCGCTTGAAAGAATTTATGGATTATGATACCAGCACCCCCGCCCGGATCGCCCGCGAAGCGCACGAAAGGCGATATGGAAAGATGGACGAAACAAAGCCGCGGGAATTTACCGGAATGGGATATTCCGCCGGATATGCGCCCTTGCCGAAACGCCCGCTTTTCAATACCAGGGAAGAAATGTTTAAGACCTTGTTCAACATGGACGGAGAAACACTTTCGGCATTTACCGCCGCGGTTGACGATTAACGCGGATTTTGCGTTACACGCGTTAAGATTGGGGGCGATTCCGCCGGGCAAGTAAAAGAACCCCGCCCGGATTCCACCCCCAGGCGGCGGCGATTACAGGCCCGCGGGAACCCGCCCCCAGCGGATTACAGGCCCCCAGAAATGGGGGCTTTTTCAATGGGAAGGTTTGCCGACACCTTCCCATTGCGGGCCGGGAATAACTTGTTTTTCCGGCTTTTCTTGTGCTTAAAAAACCTTTGACAACAAAGAACAAAAACTATATAATAAAGACGAAACAAAATAATTCCTTCCAGCGAAGGAAGAAAGGCGGGAACCATGAACACCTTAACCACCACAACCCCCGCGGCAATAGTAGCCGCCGCCCCCAGCTTCAATATACCGGGATTCCGGGCGCAATGGGACGCATGGATTAAAGACCGGGCGGACGTTACCCAGGAAGGTTATAACGTTACTGTTAAATGCTTCCTGGAATGGCTTCAAAATGAAGGGGTTAGCCGCCCGGATCGGGATACCATTATTTCTTATCGGCAATGGTTATTAACGCCCCACGCAAGCCGGAAGAATGGGAAGGAAATTACCTTCACGGCGGACACCGCCGCCCGATACTTCCGCGGATGCAAAATGTTTTTCGGATTCCTGGAAGCCCAGCGACTTTATACAAACGTAACAGCTAACGTAAGAAGCCCGAAAACGAACGTAACGGAATTTAAGCGGGATTACCTGGAAAGGGAAGATGTTTTAAGGATTCTGGAAAGCATCGACACAAGCGGCGAAATTGGGAAGCGGGATTACTTCCTTATTCTCGCTTGCGTTTCCTGCGGCTTCCGTATTATCGAACTTCAACGGGCGAATATCGGGGACGTTGAAACCCACGCCGGGGAACACAGGTTATATATACAGGGAAAAGGACACCTTGAAAAAGACGCGTACAAGAAGATTGAACCGGAATTGTGGGAAGCCCTGGAAGATTACCTTACCGCCCGCGGAACCCACGAAAAAGAAGCCCCATTGATCGCCGCGGCGAAGTCAAACGCGAAGGCCGGGGGCGGGCGGCTTACGGAACCTTCCCTTTCCCGCGTTATGAAGGAAGTATTGAAGAAGGCCGGGTATGATTCGAAACGGGTTACCGCCCATTCGTTGCGGCATACTTCCGTAACGCTGGATCGGAAGGCCGGGGCAAGCCTGGAAGAAGCGAGTAAACACGCCCGGCACAGTAACATTGTTATTACCGGACGTTATGACCACGCAATGGAAAAGGCCGATTCAAAGGACGAACGGCGGATTATGGATTACCTTTTCAACGGGAACGCCCAGGAAGACCCGAAAGAAAAGGCGGCGGAACTGATGGCACGTATTCCGGCGAACAAGCGGGAAAAAGCCCTTGAATTGCTGGAAGCGTTAGCGATGTAAAGGGGGCGGGATTCAATGAAGATTACAATTGAAGTACCAGAACAGAACGGGCGGGAATTATTCGAAAAATGTTACCAGGACGGAACCACCCCGGCGGAAGTGCTGGGGGGATTCGTTGCCGACCTTGTGGACGGGATCGGAACCAGGGGAAGCGATGAAAGGCGGCTTGCATCGGAATATTATTACCGTTGCGGGTATTACGCCGAAAAAGAAACGCTTACAAGCTGGGTTTTGGGCAATTACGGAACGGAAGCCCTTGAAGAAATAGCGGACAACCCGGAAGAAGCGTTACCCGGATATTATGATAATTATTGCGAATACAACGCCGACCCGGAAAGCATGACGGACGCATTAACCGGGATTGTGGATTACCTGGAACAGATCGGGAAGGGGGCCGGGCGCGAATGAAGCACCCCGGCGGAAGGCCCCGGAAGGAACTTTCCGGGCGGATCGCCCAGGAACCGGCGAACGGCGCGTATTACACAGTAGAAGAAGCCGCGGAATTGCTGGGCGTTCATATTCATACTTTACAGGCCCGATTGAGAAAAGGCGAACTTGCCGGGAAGAAGATTTCCGGGCATTGGCGAATTTACAAAAACGAACTTATGAAAGGAAGAAAAGAACAATGAGTATGAAAACAATGGATCGCGTTTCCGAACTGATGATTACCATTAAACAGGCGAAGGCCGTTAGTGATGCCTTCGGGGATTTGTTTACTTCCGGCGATAAGAAAATAACGTTGCTGGGCATTGAAACGAATTGGGAAAATTATATTCACCTGGAAAACGTTCTTTCCGATTTGATTTATAGCGCGGTTGAACAGGTAACAGAACTTGAAGCGGAAGCATACCAGGAAGAAAACAAGCCCGCATGAAGTGCGGTTTAAGGGGTTTGGGGGATTCCCCAACAAGCGGCAGGCGGGGCGATTGTATTACAATTGCCCTGCTTGCGAGTTTCAAAAACGGGCTTAATGAAAAAGTAGACACAAACCTTAACATTGAAAAACACCAGGGAAGGAAGGGGAACGGATGGAAGCAATAAGACAATTCACGCTTGAAAAGTTGCATTTTCCCGTTGACGGTTACTTGTATATTGTGAAGACTTTAACCAGCGTAGACAATGGGAAGACCTTCTATTATTGTGGGAATAGTCAATACTTCAAAACGGAAGAAGAAGCGAAAGAATACAAAGAAAGGAAGGAACGAAATGAAGAATAAATGCCCTCTTTGCGGAAAAGAGTACACCGCCCCGCCCGCTTTATCCAGAAAGGACAATAAAACGGCAATTTGCCCAGATTGTGGAACGCTGGAAGCCCTGGAAGCCGCCGGGATCGCCCAGAAAGACCGGGAAGAAGTTTTGAAGAAGATCCACGAAGCGAAGAAGGCGGCTGGAATATAAATATTACAGGAAGGAAGGGAACCGGAATGATTATTACAGTAGCCGCCCAGAAAGGCGGGGTAAGTAAAACTTCCACCGCGGCGGCGATTGCCCAGGGGCTAACTTGGAAGAAGAAAAGAACGTTATTGATTGATGCCGATTCACAACGAAGCGCAACCCTTATATATGGCGCGGACGATTCCGGCGGCGGGCTTTATGACCTTATCACAGGGAAAGCCCAGGCCGCGGAATTGATACAGGAAACGCCCGCCGGGGCGATTATTCCGGGAAGCGACCTTTTAGACCGCCTGGACGTTGAATTAAACAACCAGCCGGGCCGGGATTCCCTCTTAAAGGCCGGAATAGCCCCCATTGTGCCGGACTTCCAGCACGTTATTATTGACACCGCGCCGGGCCTGGGGACCTGCCTTATACAGGCGTTAACCGCGGCGGATTCTGTTATTATTCCGTTGTTATGTGACCCGCAAGCCCTTGCCGGATTGCACCAGATAACGGAAACCATTAACCAGGTAAAGAAGTATTGTAACCCTTCCTTACAGATCGCCGCCGTATTGCTTACACAGTACCAGGGGCGGGCGATGCTTACCCGGCAATATGAAGAACTTATAACGGAACAATGCCGGGAAATGGGCCTTTACCTTGCGGAAACGCGGATAAGGAAGGGAATAGCATTACAGGAAGCCCAGGCAAGCCGGGAAAACCTGTATAATTACGCGCCGAAAAGCAACCCGGCGGCGGATTATATGGCCTTTATTAACGAACTGAACCTTACCAGGAAGGGGCGCCGGAAGAATGGATAAGTTTTTTTCTCAAAAGTATTGTGACCGTTGCGGCGGATCGCTGGAAGCTGGGCGCATTATGTCAATGTACAACAAAGATTGTATTTGCATGAAGTGCAAGGACGAAGAAACCCGGCGGGCGGATTACCGGGAAGCCCTGGAAGCGGATCGGGAAGCAATAGCCCAGGGGAACCGGAACTTTGAAGGAATTGGGCTTCACGCCTAAAAATAAGAAAGGGGATTTTGAACAATGGCAACGAAGAAGAAGGACTTTACCGCGGCGGATCGGAACAGGTATTCCGGCATTATCGGGGCGGCGGAAAACACAGAAAACACCACAAACACAACGAACACAGAAAACACAGAAACGCGGCATTATAACCGCCTTGACCCCAGGAAGGAAGCCCCGGCGGAATACCGCTTTACCGTAAGGATGCCCGGCGAATATGGGCGGTTTATGAATGAGTTAGCATACCAGCGGCGAAGCACGATTACCGCGGAATTTCAAAGGTTAGTATCGGAAGAAATGAAGAAACGCCCGGAAATATTGGCTTCCCTGGACGAACTTAACAATTGAAAGGGGCCGCGATTATGGAACACCTTACCAGCGAAGATATTAAAACGTTGCGGGAATACCTGGACAAGCTGGAAGCATTGACCCAGGAACCGGAACCCGGACGGATCGCCCCGGAAGAATGGGACGAAGCATTAAACGCGATTAAGGCCGCGGGCGGGACGATTCCGCCGGAATGGGCCGGGCGGATCGCGAAGGGCGAACAGGGTTATTATGATATTGCGCGGGAAGAACATATAAAGAAGTTTGTTGACCTTCAAAACGAATACGGGGAAACGGTAAACAAGGCGTTATTCCTTTCCCTGGAAGATTCGGAACTTGTGAAGAAGTCGGAAGAAATAACGCGGGTAACCGATATTATAAAACTTCTTATCGAAAACCCGGCAATATTGCGGGAAGTTGAAAAGGAAGCCGCCCGCCTGGAAATGGATAGATTGCCCGCGGTTTCACCACAACCGAACGGGGAAATTATTCATTTCCTTTTACGCATTATCAACAGCGGAAGGCGGGATAGGGCCGTTGAACAGCGGAACCGGAATATTGATATTTCAATTATTGAACACAAGGGAAGCACCCGTTTCACGCGCAAGAATAAGACGAAGGAAAATACCGCGATTGTTGAAATACAACAGGCGGACAATATCCTTAAAAGATCGGGCGGGACTTTTTCGAAAGTGTTCCTTTTCACGCTTCAAAAAATGGCGGCGCAAGGTTTCCCGCTGGAAGTCGCTTACAACCTTCAAGAAATGGTAAATTTGGGGATGTATTCCAGCACCAGCAACGCCGGGCGGGCCGTTAGGGACTTTTTCGAACAACAAAAGCTTACAACGCTTAAGGGAACCATAAAGGACGGGAAGAAAACCATAAAAGAAGAAGGCGGGGTATTGTTCTACCATTACCGCCTTGAAAACGGGATTGCGATTCTTACCGCAAACGATAAGTTTAATATGGAATTTCTCGCGCCGTATTATACTATCTTCCCGCGGTTTGCTTACGCATTGAGCGAAAACGCGTTTACCCTTATAAGCTATATTTTCTTCCTTGCCCGGCAAAGTACGAACACGAAGAAAATAAAGGAAACCGGAACTTTCACGATTGGCCTTGATTCGGTTCGGGATTATATGGGCCTTCTCGCGCCGGAAGAAGTGAAGAACAGGAAACACCGCGAAAAGATTATAAACCCGATTGAAGCCGCGATTGAAGAAATAGAAGAAGCCGCCCGGAACGAACCGGAAGCGCAGGAATACGGCTTCACGATTACGCCCAGGGGAACGGACACAACGAAAATATACGAATGGTTACAAGGAAGCCTTGAAATTGGCCTAAAAAAAGAATTTGCGGAAACGTTTATAAGGATCGCAACCGAAAAAGAAAGGAAAATGAAGGATTACGAACGGGCGAAGTTGACGGAAGCCGCCCGCCTTGAAGCGAAGACCGCGGCGAAGAAAAGCGCGGAAGAATGACAAAATCATTAACCGGTGCAAATGAACAGGCACAACCCATTGATTTCACGCGATTTTTGCCCACTTCATATTGTGTAAGGAAGACGGGCCGAAAATC